AAGTAAAATAACCAGAAAGGTATAGGTCCCTCTCAGGACCCATATCCCAATAGGGATACATCATAAATTAATAAAATAAAAAAATAAAAATGCAAATATTACTCTCTCAATTCGATAGACAATCTGGTCCAGATGTATCGAATCAACATAAAATTACTTTCACAGTCGATGAAACTCAATCAGAACGTTTGTATGAGTTTTGTAAATCTGTAAAGAAAGGATCTGCTCTAATGATGATGATCTTTGACGCGAACAAAGACGAAGAGGAAATCAAAGAATTCGTTACAGAAACAGAAGAGGAAACAAAGTCTCGTTTAAATAAAAGATTACATTCATTAATATCTGAAAATGCTGAGAAACTAGAAGTAGAACCTTTGGTAGTTAAATTTTCTCTTAAAAAATACTTGAAAGAGAAAAATTACATTGAAGAATCTACAAAAGAACTCAATCTCAAAGGTTATGCTGCTGGTATTTTCTATCTTACTTCTCCAGACTTTAAGATTTAAGAAGAATTTACATAGTTAAAAATAAGTAGTATAATGTTTATATAAACAATTTCTAAATAAAAAAATATGCCAAAAGAATCAAAAATCAAAGTTCTCAAAATCAAAAACTTGTATCTCGAAAAGTTAGTCGATTTCTTAAATGTTCCTTTAGTAGGTGCAGAATCAAGAGGACGAAATAGATTTATTTCAGTAATAGGAAAACAATTAGTTACTATGGAAGAGGAAAAACATACTCTTTTAAAAAAATACACTGAAAAAGACGATAAAGGTGCTCCAATTCTAGTGGAAAATGGTACTCAATATGATATCAAACCAAAGAATCTTGCTTTAGCGAATGCTGAATTTCAAACAATCTTGGAAGAAGAATTCTTAATAGATATTCTCCCTTCAGTCGAACGAGATCTTGTTACAGTTACTAAAGCACTCTTAGAAACAACACAAAAATTTGATCTTAAAGATGGATCTGTATACGACGATCTTTGTAAATGTTTCGAAAAAATTAAATGAAAATAAAGATTGAATATCCTCCAATATATAAAGAGATAATAAAAGTTTTCCCATACGTTGAGAAAATGGATAAAGTAATTTATACTTTTGGAGAAACAATATTCAATCCAAACGATATCCTTATACCAGATCATTTAATAGTACATGAAGAAGTGCATTCGTCACAACAAAAAAAGACGAACGTTAAAGATTGGTGGAAAAAATATCTTTCTGATTCAGAATTCAGGTTAGAACAAGAAATAGAAGCATATACAGAACAATACAAATACATTAAAGTTAAGTTTAAAAACAAATACGCTAAGATATTTCTCGAAGGTATTGCATTTAATTTATCTGGAGAAATGTATGGAAATATGATTTCTTACCAGAAAGCAGAAAGTATTATAAGGAACAATTCAACAATCTAAAAAAAATATGAGCAAATTATACACAAAAAGGGATTTACAGAAACTGTTGGAAGACTTAGGTCTACCACATTCGTATCCTACTATTCTAAAATATGAAAAGAAAGGTCTTATCGAAAAACCTAAAGATTCGATACATTATAAAGATCGATCATGGCGAATATACAATTTGACTGAAATGGAAATCATCATTGATATAATTAAAAATAATCAATTAAAAAAATGAACAAAATATACATGTTATGGTTAAGATCTAGAAAATTATGGTCAAAAGTAAGAGGAGTTTTCGCAACTAAACTTCCATTTGAAATCGCCAGTACGGAAATAGCAGATGAATATCGTTATGAAGATTTTGATGGAAAAAGAATTGTAACAGAATTTGATTGTAGTGGTAAACATTATTTAATATATAAAAACAAAATATGAAACCTAATTTCTCAATAGCACTTATTGCTAGAAACGAAGAAAAAACATTACCTCGTTTGATAGATTCTCTTAAAGAATTTCAGTCATTCGGTGGTGAAGTAGTCATGGTTGACACAGGAAGTACTGATAACACTGTAAAAATTGCAAGAGAAGCAAACTTTGTAGTAACAGAAGTAGGAACGAAATTCTTAATCGAAATTCCAGAAAAATTAGCAAAAGAAATAAATGAAAGATTCGTTGTAGATAAAGACGATGAAGTTATAAAGACTGGAGATAAGATATTTGATTTTGCAGCAGCAAGAAATCATGTTGCTTCATTAGCAACTAATGAACATATCTCTTTTGTAGACGCAGACGAAGCATTCACTAGATTGGATTTGAAGAGTATAAATGAATTAATAGAAAAGAAATTTGAACAATTCGAATACAATTTCGTATTTGCTCATTCTTCTGATGGACAACCACATATCAAATTCATACAAAGCAAAATGTATGATCGAAGAAAATTACAATGGGTTGGCGTAGTACATGAAGTATTACAACCTATGTTCGAAGGTCCTATTACAAAAGTAAGTATGACAGAAAATATCTTTTTGCTTGAACATTGGCAAAATCAAGAAACTAATCGTGATGGCTATCTCAAAGGACTTGCTTACGATTGTTTTATGAATCAAGAAAAAGATCGAAACAGTCATTACTTTGGACGTGAAATGCTTTATAAAGGAAGATTCAAATCTGCTATTAAAGAATTAAAAAGACATACAGAAATGAAAAGATGGCCAGCTGAAAGGGGACAAAGTTTTATATTTATAGGAGATTGTTATGGTTATTTAGACCAACCTGATAAACAAACAGAGAATTATTCAAAAGCATATCATACTGATTCGAATCGAAGAGAATCTCTAATTAAATTAGCAAGATTTTATTTACATAATAAGAATTATCGTGCTGCAGTAAGTTATGCAACAGCTGCTCTTACTATTCCTTTTGATGGATATTACGCTAATGATGTAGAAGTATACAGACATGTTCCTCATGAAATTTTATATGTTTCTCATGGTTGGTTAGGTAATATACCAAAAGCACAAGAACATCTATTAAAAGCTTTATCATTCCAACGAGAAAATCCTATTTATCTTAGAGACACTGGATATTATTTTGATTATCAAACAGTAGATATTGCTGGTTGGATGTCTTATGAAGAACAATTATTTCTCTATGAATCTGCAAAAAAGATGGAGAATGTAGTTGAACTTGGTAGTTGGAAAGGAAAAAGTACTCATGCTATATGTTCTTCTAAATGTCCAGATGTAACAGCTATTGATACTTGGATGGGTTCAAAGGCAGAACCTGGGGCACATGCACAAGCAAAAGATGGTTCGGTGTATGAAGAATTTAAAAGAAATGTTTCAGAATTTACTAATTTAAAAATTATTAAAGATGATATCAATAATGTAGTAGATGATTATGAAGATAATTCTATCGATATGTTATTTATTGATGCTGGTCATACTTATGAAGAAGTTAAGAATGATATTATAAAATGGTTGCCTAAAGTTAAAAGACTTATATGTGGACATGATTATTGTTCAGCTTGGGACGGTGTTAAAAAAGCAGTCGTTGAAGTATTAGGAGAACCACACGAAATTCATGATACTATTTGGGTACATCATATAAACAAAAATGATTAATTTTTCAATATGTATTATAACAAAGAATGAAGAGAAAACTCTCCCATTATTGTTTAATTCGTTGAAAGAATATAAAGAAAGAGGAGGAGAAATTGTCATTGTCGATACTGGTAGTACTGATAATACTGTTAAATTGGCTAATGAATTTGGTTGTGTAGTCGAAGAGGTAGGAAATAGATTCATTAAAACGATATCAAAAAAATTAGCGATAAATTTAAACGATACTTTTGTTGTAGATAACGATTTAGAAATAGTATATCCAGAACAAAAGTATTTCGTTTTTAGTGAGGCAAGGAATTATGTATCAAGTTTAGCAAAGAACGATATAGTCTTTACTGTCGATGCTGACGAAATAATAACTCTCGATATCGATAAAGTAATAAAGATAATTGATAAAGGTTATAATATGTTTGAATATCAACATGTCTTTGATCATGACGACGAAGGAAAAGAAAGAGTTAAATTCTTACAATGTAAAAATTATGATCGAAGAACTATTGAATGGAAACATACTATTCATGAAATGCTTGCTCCTATTTCTAAAAATTATAAAAGAAAAAAAATATATTTAGAAGAAAACATATATAAAAATGATCATTATCAAAATAAGGATACACAAAGAGGACAGTATTTAGTAGGATTAGCAATTGATTGTTATGAAAATCCAAAAAGTGATAGACATTGTTTTTATTTTGCTAGGGAACTATATATGACAAACAGATTAAAATCAGCAGAAAAACAATTTAAACGACATATTGATATGAAAGTACCTTTACCCGAATATGGATCGACTCCTAGAAAGGAGGAATCGATGATGTATTTAGGTAACATACTTGGTAGATATGGCAAATTAGAGGAGGAATTGTTTTGGTATACTAAAGCTTCTAAATTTAATCCAGAAAGAAGAGAACCTTTTATTAAGATGGCTCAATTCTACAAATGGCATAAAAAATATGAAGAAGCAAAAGAATCTGTAGAAAAAGCAAAATCTTTTGAATGGAACTCGACGTATGGAGTATCAATAAATCATTTTTACATTGAAATTAAAGAAATAACTGATTGGTTAGATAGAGTATATCCAAAAGTGTCGATAGTTATACCTACTCTTGGAAGAGAAGAGAAATTGAATAGATTGATTAAGAGTATTGTAGAAAACGCAGGATATAAAAACTATGAGATAATTATTGAACGTGATGTGAATCCACCAAACAATATAGGAGCTCCAAAATTAGTTAAAAGAGGAGTAGAAAAAAGTACTGGTGATTTAGTAATGTTTCTCGGTAACGATTGCATTGCTAGAAAAGATTTCTTAAAGTTAGCAGTTGAAAAGATGGTTGATAGTTTTCCAGATGTCGATGGTCTTGTTGGATTAAACGACGAGTATTGGTTTGGTGAAGTATATACACATTGGTTAGCATCAAAGAAATTACTACCTTCTTTAGATGGAGAATTCTTTCATACTGGATATTTTCATACTGGTTGTGATTCAGAATTAACTCAAAGATGTAGACAATTAGGCAAAGCGGTATGGGCAGAAGACTCAAGAATATATCATGATCATCCTATACAATCTAATTTCAAAGGACCAGTAGATAAAGGATATGAAATAGCGTATGATCCAGAGAAAAGAATACTAGACAATATACATTATCATGAAAGAGCAGAATTATTAGGATTTGAATCTGTAGAAAATTTCAAAACTCCTATTTTTATACCTAGAACGATTTTTACTATTTGGTTGGGAGACGAACCTATGCCAATAGAGGTACAGAAAAATATAGATTCGTATATGATGGATGGATTTAAACATAGAATTATTACTCTTGATAATTGTTATAGAGGTTCTCAGTATGTTAGAGATTGTCTTTCCAGAAAAGATGTCAAAGGTTGGGTTAAAGCAGCAGATTATTTAAGATTATATTATTTGTATATGGATGGAGGAATATACCTAGATGCAGATACTAGAATTTTAAAACCATTTGATCTTGAACTTTTATCTTGTCATCTATTTGCATGTGTTGAAGATAATCTTTTCATTGCTAATGGTATAATAGGAGTTGAACCCAAACATCCTGTAGTTAAAAAATGTTTAGATAGAATGGAGAAACTAGATGGCAAAGATGATTTCGTATTTGAAAATGGTATGTTTGTCTGGACTAACGAATTAGATAAGTTCGGCGTAAATCCATATCATCCAGATGAGAAAGGAATCGTTTATCAGAAAAACGATCCAAAGAAATATAGAATATATCCACAGGAATACTTCTTACCTTATGATCATGTTACAAAGATCGAAAAAATTACAAAAAATAGTTATACTACCCATAAATATAATAAAAGTTGGATATAAAAAATATGAATAAAAAAACAGTATTATTAACAGGTGCAGCAGGATCTATAGGAGTTCATGTCATTGCACATTTCATGATCAATACAAATTGGAATATAGTAGCACTAGATGGATTCCAAAAAGATCACAAAGGTTATTATGATAGAATTACGCGAATATGTCAAGGACATACAGATTGGTTAGAAAGAATAAAGATATTTGCACATGATTTAAATGCACCTATAACAGATAGAGAAATTTTACAAATAGGTGATATCGATTATGTTCTCAATTTAGCTTCTCGTTCTGATGTACAAAACTCGATTGAAGATCCAACTCCATTTGTTAAAAACAATATAGAATTAATGTTGAATATCTTAGAATACGTTAAAAAAATTAAGCCAGAAGTCTTTCTCCATTTCTCAACAGATGAAGTATATGGTCCTGCTCCAAAAGATTCAAAAGGACATAAAGAATGGGAGGCTATCATTCCATCAAATCCCTATTCAGCATCGAAGGCGTGTCAGGAAGCTTTAGCAATAGCCTGGTGGAGATCATATGGTGTTCCTCTTATAATCACTAACACAATGAATAACCTGGGAGAATACCAATCTGGCTCAAAATTTCCTGCTATGGTACAAAAGAAAGTTATGCGAGGAGAAACAATTAAAATACATTCTACGAAGAGTGGAGAGATTGGTACAAGATATTACATTCACTCAAGAAACTCTGCAGATGCACTCATGTATATTCTAAAGAACGTCGAACCTATTATACATGCACATGGAAATATAGATAAACCAGTAAGACTAAACATAGTTGGAGATAAACAATTAAACAATTTAGAATTAGCAGAAATGATTGCAAAGAATCTTGATAAACCATTGAAATATGAACTAACATCTTTTCATTCAGATAATCCAGGACATGATTTACATTATGGATTGAATGGAGACAAACTAAAAGAACTTGGATGGATTTCTCCATTATCATTAGAAGAGAGTCTCAAAAAGGTTATTGTTTGGTATAAAAATAATCAGGAATGGCTAGATTCTTAAATCATGTAATTTATGACATGATGAACATCTTGGTACATAATCATCTAGATTTCGTTCATAATTATGATCTACATTTGACCAATCTGATGCTTGATTATCACAGTCGATACATTTGAATAACGATGCTTTTCCTTTATTCCGTCTAATCCAAGCATGAAGACCATAATAACTGACATCTTTTCCTTTCCAAGCATAATTTTTTTCATTAGATACTTTTTCTTTCTGAATGTCTGTCCATTCTTGAGGACGAATATGACCTAGTTTAAAACGAGTTTTTTCACCATTTTTTGTAAACATTTTATTTCGTTCATCTGAATAACATTCCATAGAACAAAATCTACCTGCTTTAGATGGCGAACGATAAACAATTTTTTTACATTTTTCACATTGTATTTTAATCATGATATATTTATTATAATTCAATTATGGGGATAAGTAAATACATATAAAATAAATAATGGTATAATAAAATAAATAAACAAATATGAACGAAGAAATAAAACAAGATAATTTAGGCAAAAACGACGAGCATAAAGAAATCGTTGAAAACGAAAAGAAATCTAAATTAAATCCTAGACAAGAAAGATTCTGTGTACTATATGCTAGTGATAAAGAATTTTTTGCAAATGGAGTACAAAGTTATATAGAAGCATATAGCACTGAAGATGAAGAAGTACCTTATGCTACTGCAAAAACTACTGCTTCTCGAATGTTATCAAACCTTAACATCTTGAATAGAATCAACGAACTTCTCGATATGAGAGGAATGAATGATCCTTTTGTAGATAAACAATTAGAATTTGTCATAACTCAAAATACAGATCTAAGTGTTAAGGTTCAAGGAATAAGAGAATATAATAAATTGAAAAGTAGAATAGAAGAGAAAGTCAAACATACTGTAGTCACTGAAGATGTATTAACTCCAGAACAACTAGACGAAATTATACTTAGAAAGAAAAAGAAAGAGGATGAACATCCTGGATATATAAATGACAATAAAGAATAATTAAATGTCTTCTTTAGATTTCTCTATTAAAGAACAAAAACAATTAATGCAATTAGGGAGATATTCTCTATTAGATTTTTGTATTCTTACAAATAAAACATATAGACCTAATTGGCATCATGAGGTTCTTGCAAACGAATTAGAGAAAATGGAAAGAGGAGAAGCGGAATGGAGAATCTTAATTGTTATGATGCCACCTCGTACAGGAAAAAGTCAGTTAACGACAGTACGTTTTCCAGCTTGGTATTTAGGATTACATCCAGACAAAGAAGTTATTACTTGTTCTTATTCAGAATCTCTCGCAGTTGAGTTTGGAAGCGAAACTAAAGATACAATTACTTCTGAAAATTATCAATTAATTTTTCCTAACGTTAAACTTAAAAAAGACGAAAAAAGCAAAGCGAGATGGAAAACAGATCAAAGAGGTAGTTATGTTTCGACTGGTATAGGTGGTCCTATTACTGGTAGAGGTGCAGATTTATTTGTTATTGATGATCCAATCAAGAATAATGAAGAAGCAGAGAGTCAAGTTATTAGAAACAAACATTGGAATTGGTTTATTTCTACTGCATATACTCGTCTTAATACAAATGCTAAATTAATCTTGGTTCTTACTAGATGGCATTTAGATGATTTGGCTGGTAGAATTTTAGCTAATCCAGAACTTGCTTCAAGAACTAAAGTTGTTTCTTTCTCTGCAATTGCTGAAGAGGATGATGAATATAGAAAGAAAGGAGAACCTTTATGGCCTTGGAAACGACCTCTTAAAGAATTAATAAGTATAAAGAAATCTGTAGGTGTTTCATATTTTGGTGCTATGTATCAACAAAAACCTATTTTATCAGAGAATCAAGAATTCAAAGAAACTTGGTTTACTTATAAAGAATGGAATGATGTAATAAACATGCCTACGAGAAACTTTATGACTATCGATACTGCGATTTCTAAAAGAACAGCAGCAGATT